GGTCAGCGCGCCGACCGCGATCTGGAGCGCCTGGTTCTGCGTGGTCGCCAGCGGCGAGGTCAGGTTCCAGGCCATCAGGCACAGCCCGCTGGCGCTCGTCATCCGGGTCACCATCGCCGCCGCCTGGACAGCGGTGTTCAAGCCGCTGGGGTCACCGAAGGGGCCGAACTGGATCAGCACGTTGTTGCTGACAGAGCGCGAACTGGAGGCCGGCGAGCCCCACGGGATCGGCTGCCGGGCGTATCCGGTACCGCTGACCTCCAGGGAGGCCAGCGTCGCCATCGTCGTCTGGGCATCCGTCAGGGTGCTGCCGAGCAGCATCAGGTACGACGTCTTCGGCTGCGGATCGCCACCGGCCGACTTGGCAGCCCACTCCGCATCCAGCGCCGTCGACTGCCCGACCAGATAGCCCAGAGAACTCAGCGCCCCGCTCAGCGCAATGAAGCCGGACAAGGATCAACCCCCGTTCTGCTGAGCGAGGAAGGTCTGCCACTCCGGCGGCTCCTCGCCATCGGTGAACAGCGCGAGAAAGTCGTCCATGCGGAACTGAATGTGATGGGCACCGATGACGCCGGTATCAGTGCCCTCCAGCCAAAGCAGGACCGGCGACTCCTCATCGAGCACGCCAATGCCCGGCGTGCCCGGCTCAAAGATGTCGAGCAGCTGGAACTGGCGCGGGACCTCCGCCCCGTCCTGAACGACCGAGGCCGTCAGCATGCCCACGCCCGCCCCGTAGTCCTGGAGCAGCTGATACCAACTGCCCTTCTGCGGGTCCGCGCCCGCATCGGCCAGAGAAATCGGCGTCGAGGAATCGTCAGCCATGCCACTGCCTCCCGCGATCAGAGCCACTGCCAGACGTAGCCCAGATTGTGCAGATGAAGCGCCACGTTCATCGGGACTCGATAGACCTGGCCCTCGCGGAACTCGTACGAATTGCCCTGGCCGATCGTCACCTGCTCCAGATCACACGCAATCCGGATCGTCGCGAAGTCCGGCGCGATCTGCACCGGCGCCGACACATCGTCGTCCCCTTCAGCCGGCGCGACCGACACTGCCTCCGGCCCCGTCAGGTCCACCGGGACATCAAGATTCGCCGTCGCCATCGCATTCCGAAGCGACACCTCCTCCTGGCGCGCGATCAGCTCGTCCTTGTGCTGCTCCATGAGGACTCGCTTCCGATTCCCCGTCATGTCCTTCGGGTTCGGCTTGGTGCGGGGCTGAGCCACCATGTCTGTCTCCTAGTGATGTCTATGCGGGGGCCGGGGGCGAAGGCACTGCCTTCGCCCCCGATGGGCGCTCTAATTCGTAGCGCACTGGACTACCGCGTAGTCCGTAATTAGGCCGAGGCCCCATATGGAGTACCCAAAGCTGTTACCCCTCCAGATCTCTCCGGAGTGGGCCGGTCGTTTCCGCCGGCCTCTACGGCTCTCACCGCAGTTCGGACTATTTCTTAGCCTCAGAGAGGCTTCCCGTACATAGTCTCTGAACCTTCCCGTCGGCTTTCGCCAGGCGGGCTCGGCTGCTGATTACCCCTACTATTCGCTTTTCGAACCGTCACGCTTGGGCTTTGGCCCTACGTTGTGGTGCGAACAGGTGGCTCGGGCTTTCCAGCAATTCTCGGGATTTTCACTCACAGCTCACGCTGCGAGGGCCCAGTTCTCATAGGCAAGGGCGTGTTCACGGCCAAAGTCCAATACCCCGCCGTCCCTTAGTTCGACCGGGAGGGAAATCGCGTGGCCGGCAGCGTTGTCGCCGATCACGAGAGCCCGGAAGATGGGGTTGGCCGGGGCGTTCGGGTTGGCCGGAGTGGAGGTCACCGCCGGGACGGCGGGGACACTGCCTGCGGCGGTTCGGGCCGGCTGGCCCTGCCAGGTCTGAGACGTTCCGGTTGGGATCGTCGTACCCAGCTGGGTGGTCGGCGGCGGCGGGTTGATGTTTCCCTGGAAAACCTGAGTCGTCTCGATAAAGACGACGTCGTTGAGCCTTCCGATTTCCCCGAGCATGAAATTCCCCGGGCTGGCGTACTTGGTGACCTCGATGAATTCAGGGTCGTCCCGGAGGCGGCGGCTCTGATGCGGATGCACGAAAGCCACATAGGTCTCGCCAAGGCGAGGAACGTTTTTGGTCGCGAGGGTTTCTACGGCGTCCTTGACCAGGGCGGCCGTGAAGTAGAAACCGCCGTTGGCCGACATCGTGGCCTCGCTGTCGGCGAAGTACCCACGGTCGTACGGGGAGATTGTGGTGCGCGGAAGCGAGCCGGACCAGTTGGCCAGCTTGTCGTATCCGTAAAGGACCGACGGAGCGCCCAGGAGAACGTCTCGACACTGCCCGTCGAGGTAGGTCGCCATATTGCGACCGAGGAGGCGTGCAGCCGACGCCATAACGTCGTCGAAAGAGCTGTTGAGAAGCAGCTCGGTGACTGCGACGGCGAATCCCTGCTCGGCGACCGTGATTGTGATCTGCTCAGCGGTAAGGGCATGAGTTTCCATGCGAACGCCCTCGACCAGCTGCTGTGCGCCATCTAGCGAGCGATAGCGCATAAACGCAACTGTCAAGCCGGGTGCAGTTCCGAGTTCGGTCTTCTTGACCATGAACTGTTCGAACCGCAGAATTGGCATGGCCTGAAAGAGAATTTCTTTCGACCAGATTTGCTGAATGCCCGGGGTGAGCATCGAGGACGACGAAGCGTTGTACGCCGTCGGGGTGGGGGACAGAAGCGGAGTCCCCGTGATACCACTTGCCATTGTCTACCTCTCAGGTAGGGCTGGGACGGTCAGTCGAAAAGCCCGCGACTTCCGGCCTCGCTCGCGGCCCCGAGAAGCTGGGAGCGGTACTTCCGGTATTCGCCCATGGGCATGTTCTTGATCTGGTCCGGCGTGAGCTGCCGAGAGCCGGACTCGTTGTCGAGCGGGCCCTGGGCCGTGAACCCGGTCGGGGCCGTTCCGCGCATCTGAGAGCGCTGGGCGACCTGGGCCTGCTGGACCGACTGGAAAATCGCCTCCGTCTTCGCCTTCAGCATTTCGATGGAGGCGTCGATCTCCTCGCGCGTGTTTCCGGTGACCAGGTCGGCCAGTTCAGGAGCAATGGCCTTGGCTTCACGCTCCTGGGCGAGGCGCTCCTGGACATAGGCGGAGAGGCGGGCGAATTCCGCTTCCTTCGCGAGAGTCGCGCGCTCGGTTTCCCGTTCGCGCTCCAGATTCGCGAAGCGGCCCTCCCACTCCTTGCTGCGGGCTTCGAGAAGCTCGCGGGCGGTCATCTCCGCCTCGCGCTGGGCCTTCTCGCGCTCCTGGGCGGCCTGGGCCTCGCTTGTGCGCTCGGCTTCAGCGGCTGCCTCGCGGCCTGCCGCCTCCTCCTGGAGGCGCGTGAGCTCGGCCTCAACGGCGGCAGTTCGCTCGTCGGCCTTGGTCAGCCGGGCGTACAGCTTGTCCTTCTCCTGCTGACGCACGCGCTCCAGGTCGGCGGCGGTGAAGCGCTGCTCGCCGGCCGGCGGAGTCACCGTGATGGTGGGGGCAGGCGCGGCCGGAGTGGTCGGGTCGGTCGGGGTGGGCTCGGGATTCACGACGGGCTGGTTCACTGGGCTTCCACTTCGGTGCTAGCCCGAGTTGTTATCCGGATTTCTCAGCTGGGCGAGTTTGGTGCCCTTGGAGAGAGTCACGAGTTCGTTCAACATCGACTGGCTGTCCGTGCCGGCGTCTACTCCCGGAAGTCCGGGAAGTGGGCCGGCTCCCGCGCCTTCCGAGGTACTGCCTTCGGCGCTCGCGGGTGCGGGGGTATCGACTCCTTCCGGAGTGATCCCCGTGGCCTGCATGATGGCACTTTGAATTTGGGCGCGGATATATTCGAGCGCGCCGTCTTCCTTGGCTTCGGTCAGTTGCTCATCGAAGATCTCGGCCATCTTCTCGTCCACGTACATCTCGCCGAGGTCCCGAAGAGCACCGCGCTTGGATTCCAGGCCGAGGCCGAGCTTGACCTGGATTTCATTGAGCTTGACCAACGCGTCGACCGGAAGCGGTGGCGGCCAGTCGACGGTGACGTCGTAGACGGCCGGATCGCTCGGGTCGAGAACCATTGGCTGCTCGTCGCTGGTGCGCACGCCCTCGGTGTCCGGGTTGTAGGCCAGCGTCTCCGGCTCGTAGATGAAGAGGGTACGGAGGACTAGCTCGTTGATGCGGCGGAATCCGAGCGTGTAGTTCGCCTGCTTGAGGCTGTACCGCTGCATCATGGGCTGGTACATGATGCTGAGGGCCACGCCCGAGGTGTTGGAAATCGGCTGCATCTGGCCCAGCGCGGTTTCCGGGACACCGGTGAGCTCGTGCATGGAGCGCTTGATCAGGTCCAGGTAGGCGAGAGGGCCGGCGAGGTCGACACCGTTTTCCAGATTGAAGACGTTGGCGTCTTTGGGGAGGCCACCCCAGACTTTCTTGGCGCCCTTCTCCAGGTTGCTCACCTTGGCGCCCGTCACGATGGTTACCGGGGCCGCGTGATAATTGATGATGTCGGATATCTCGGTGGCCTTCTCGTTGAACTCGCGGTTCAGCGGGATGATGTCCACGATGTCCGACAGGCCCCAGGGGGAGCCGGACACGGAGATGTTCCTGATGTGCACGATCGGGATCATCCCGAGGGGATTCTCCCGCGCGTCGAGCAATTCGTCATTGACGTACTCCTCGATGAACTCCTCAGTGATAATCTCCGTGTACGTATAAACCTGGCGAGTGCCCTCCAAGGAAGTTCCGTAGAACTTGTACTTCAACTTGAAGCGGAGCAGCCGGTCGCGGTCGTGCGGGTGGTACTCCGGGAAGCACTGGGCGGCGTTCAGCGGGAGGATGCGAACGCGGCCCGGGTGCTGGTTGCCGGCCGGGTCGACCCACGCCTGCTCGTAGGCGATTTTGACGAAGCAGTCGCCCGCCACGCTGCCGTTTTCACCCATCTGCCAGAGCGTGGACTTCTTGTCGTTGTCGATGCTCCAGACGCGGTCGAGAAGTGCCGGTACGATGTGCTCGAACTTCTTGTCGCTTTGGAAGTTGACGCCGCGACCGAAAGTGAAGTTCGTGATGTACCGGCTGAGCGCGGCGACGTAGTTGACGGTGATGTTGGACTCGCCGGCCTCGCGCTTATACGCCCAGTGATAGCCAAGGTAGAACGCCCACGCATTGGAGTAGCGGGTCAGGCGGGGGCCGTGGACTTCGAATTCCTCGGTAACTCGTCCGCCAGCTCGACCAGGCCGAGCGGAGAGACAGATATTGTGAGGTCACTGGCTGCGGCACGCATACTGGGCGAAACAAAGGCGATGGACATCAGGCATCACCTCCCTTCTGTGTGAGTGTGACTAGCTGGGCATGGGGAAGTTGGCCCCGGCCCAGGGAATAGTCACGGCGTAGATTCGCGAGGGGGAAGAAGGGTGGTCGTTGTCGTAGTTGTTGATGACGCAGTAGGAGGGCAGGTGGTACGGCTCTGGGCAGTTGACGGACTGACGGATGACGGTGGTGGCGCCGGCCGCGATGGTCTCCATAAAAACGAGGGAGAAGGTGAAATCCGCCGCCCATGTCATTGAGTAGGCGCGGTTCGCGAAGGTCACCCCGTTGTCGGTGCTCATGTCCAGGCTCATGGCCAGCGGGACAGAGTTGGTGACCGGCGGATTGGTGTAGGGGACCTGGTCGGGCTCGACATTCCACGTCCCGGTGCCGTAGGCGATGAGCAGCCGCCGGTACGTCTGCGGTGGGATGGCGAGAGACTGGACGAGGTACGCCGCCCCGGCCTGACTCGCGGGGATCGAGACCTGCTGGTCGAACTGCGCGCTGTAGGCGTACGGGGTCTGCTGGAGCGCGGCGACCTGGGCCTGGAGCGTGGAAACCTGGTTGGTGAGGGTGCTCACGGTCGACGTCAGGCCCGCCAGCTGCGAGTTGACGTTAAGCAAGTTCTGCCCCGTGGTGGGCGCCGCCGTGGTGCTGCTGGAGCCCGAGGTCAGGATCAGCTTGAGGAACGCGTCGACCGCGTTCGCGAGCTTGGCGACGTCTGACGGGACATCCGGGAGGTCCCCCTCGGCGGGGAGGGGGAAGCTGGCCCACGGCGTCGGGGATGCGGGCACGCCCTCAGTCGATCCGGGCGTAGTTGTGGCGGTTCTTGTGGCCCTGGCCCCGGTCGAGCTGGAGGTACTGCTGCTCGGTCTCGCTTGCGCCAGCCGCCATCTCGCTGAGGAAAGTTGGGGCTTCCGGCCAGCTGGCGCTGCCTACGTGGGCGCGTTCCCGGGTGGTTTCCTCGGCGGGCTTCTCGAATACGTTCATGTTGTGGTTCGCCCTGCCGGGCGGGGTCTGGTAGCCCTGCATGGCGCCGCGAGTGAATTCGGACGGCACGTCAGTGTCACTCGCGAGGCCCTCCTGGAACCTGAGTGGGCCGCGCCGGGCGGTGTTGTTTGCCTGCTTGACCTCGTAGTACCGGTCGGCGGACTCGCGGAATTCCGGGTCGGGAGCAATATTGCGTGCCACGGTGCCTCCTGTGGTGGAACGTCTCTTCAGGAGATTGGCTGCACTGCTTTTGCCCCGGATAATCACCAGGGAGTGTGCGTCATCTCAGCCTCAGGCATTGTCATTTCGGCCGTTAGGTACAGCGCATTGGAGAGCGAGTCTACGTAGTCGTCGTGCGCTGCGTCGACGGCTGGTGCGGCGACGATGATGTGCGGCCCCTGATAGTTGAGCTCGGCGTCTTCCATCTGTTGTCTGAAATTTCGCCAGACGCGGAGTTGGCGGGTCTTCGCGTGCGCCGGCCAGGACAGTAGGCCCTTGGACATCAGGTCCATCATGTGGGACCACCGTTTGGTTTGGCTGGTGCGGTCGCTTTTCAGGTCGCGTATGTCGGCGAAGGGCATGAGCACCTTGAGGCGCTGCGCGACGACGTCGCCCAGGCCGCCGACGTCGATGCCGATGGCCATGACGCTGTAGTGGCTGAGGAAGTCGACGATGCGGAAATATTGGGTCTCCCAGTCGCTTCCTTGGAGGTCAAGCCAGTTGAGGATGCGGTGCTCGGACTGGCCGTGCTCGTTGGGGTAGTCCCAGTTCACCCAGACCACCGTGACGACGGTGGAGTCTGTCTTACGTGCGGGATCGATTCCGACGACGACCGGGCTCTTGTGCCAGTCGGTGACGGTGCGCATGCCGGTGTCGCCGAGGGCGTCGAAGCGGTCGCTCGTGACGAGCATGCCCTTGTCGAGGAGCCAGATCAGACGGTACGACAGTTTGAATTCGTCGCTGTCCTCGCCGAGGCGCTCCATCTCGGAGCGAACGAATTTCCCGTAGCGGGGAAAGTGCTTGGCGACTTCCTTCCAGTCAACCTGGAAGTGGTCCTGCCGGCGGCCCTTGCGCGTCGCGTTCCTCCTGTTCAGCTGGATCTGGGCGTAGAAGCCGCTTTTGGTGTAGGTCGGGGTTCCGGTCATCACGAGGGTGCCGGCTGTCGCGGTCATCATCGGGACGATCGACTTGTTCACGACCTTGTCGTCCGCCGCCTGGCATTCGTCCACCACGCACAAGTGGTAGGTCTGGCCCTCGATTTGAGCCTTGGGGTGTGCGGTCTGCTTTCGGATGAGGCTGCCACACTTTTTCAGCTTGATGAGCTTGCCCCGGCCTTCGAGCTTGTCGTCGATCTCGGGGTCGGCGAGGATCTCCTGTGCGCGGTCGGAGGTGAGGCGACTGACGACCCGAGAGAACAACGTGTCCGACATTTCGTCAGTCGGAGCGAAAACACCGACCCACAAGCCCTCGCTGAACTTCCCTAGAAGGTCCGGGAAAATCTTCGCGAGGCGGGGCAGCATGATGGCCGCGCCGGCGACGACGTTGGCGATGGTCTCGGACTTGCCGGACTGCCGGCTCCACAGCGCGGTGATCTTGGCGCTGTCCTCGGCGATCAAGGACTCCAGGACCCGGGCGGCGAACGGCCTCTGGTAGGGGCGCAGCGGGTGGCCTGACAGCTCGTCGATCACAAGGAGGGTCTTCTGGACGATCGTGTCGACCAGGGCGGGCGCGGTCTCGTCCTCGGTGGTGGTGACGTCGGCGGGCATGCCCGGAAGCTAGAACCGGACATTTTAGTGCAAATAATGCGTGAGCTGGATCACGGTTCACGGTATTTGCTGATTAATACCGCGAGTTGAGCTAGCCTGCCACCGTGACCCGATCAGACCTCACCGACGAGCAACGCCAGTTCCTGGCCGCCGAGTTCACCTGGGCCCGGCCCGTGACCGACGCCGCCGGCCAAGACCTCCGCACCCCCGAGGAACTCCTGGAAGCGATGTTGCAGAACTACGCGGAGACCAGCCGCGACGACTACCGCTCCACCGTCACCGAGTTCTTCTGGTACATGCGCAATCTCCAGCCCCAGACTCCGGTGCTGAAGACGCAGCCCGCCGAGATCACCGCGTGGGAGGGCTACCTGAAGACCCCCGCACCGCACGGCCCCGGCAACAAGGACGGCTCGGTCAAGGTCAAGAAGGCCAGAGTCTCAGCCTTCTTCAAGTACTGCATCGCCCACCGTCGCGTGCCGGACAATCCGGTGGTGCATGAGCCGGGCGGCAGGGAGCACCGCAGGGCCGCCCCGCCCACAGGCCCGATCCTGTTGCCCGACCAGATCGACGCGATGCTCGACGCTGCGCGGCGTGACGGCTACCGCTCCCGGGTGATCGTCGGCGTCCTCATCGGCATGGGGCTGCGCGTTTCAGAGCTCCGAGAGGCCCGCGTCGAGAACCTGCGAGAGGCCCGCGACGGGTGGACACTGACGATCTCGCGGAAGAACGACGCCGAGGAGGACGGGAAGAAGGTGGAGGCCGAGATGCAGACGCTCGACGTCCCACACGCTCTCGTCCCGATCCTCATCCCGTACCGGGCGGATCGTCCCGCCACCGGCCCACTCATCCCCGGCGGGTGGATCAACCGCCCCAACTACGAAGTGCCACTGAGCGACGACGCCATCAGCAGCACCGTCGCGCGCATCGCCAAGCGCGCTCGGGTCGATTTCCACGTGCCGACTCACCTCTGCCGGAAGACGTCGATCACACTGGCGCTCACGGACCCGGCCGCGAATCCCGAGCGCGTCGCCGCCTACTACGGTCACAGCGACCTGAGCACACTCCACATCTACGACCACCACCCATTCCTGCCGCACGCCGGCCACATCATCAGTCCGATCGGCCTCGACTGGGCCACTCAGAAGGGCACCAACATGCGGCTGGCAGTCTGAGCGAATATTGGCTCGAAGCCCTCCTCTCATACCGTGGTGAAATCCGGGTTGAGAGGAGGGCTTTGTCGTGGCACGCCGCCGGAAGCTGGGCCTGGGCCCTCAAAACCCCGGAAAGGGAGCCAATCCAGCCCGAGCAAATGGCAAGGGCGTCAGCCCCCTCTTTCAGAACACCTCACAGGGCCAGCCCCCCAGGCGCCGCAAGCTCGGCCACGGCCCCTCCGCGTACCCGACGCCGGAGACCGCAGCTGAGCGGGCTGAGCGGCTCAAGAACCGGGGCGTCACACCGGGCCGCAGTCGCCTCGAAGAGCAGCTGCTGCGTGCACCTCGGGCACCAGGCGCACCGGGAGTCCTGCCGCCACGCAAGCCCACCAGCATCGACTCCTTCGGCAAGCCGTCAAGCCGTTCGGTCTTCGCCCAGGAGGAGATCCGGCAGGCGATCGACAAGGCGTCCGCGAACCTCAGCCTGGCGACCCAGCAGGCACTGCGCCGGGCCGACTGGTGGTACGACGACTCCGCGCTGCTGACAGATCGGCCGACGAACACGAGCAATCCGAACCGGCCACGCACCCTGGCGGCCGGTTACGACGCCCAGTCCGGGGTGCTCTTCGTTCGCTTCCGTGGCGCCAAGCTCGGACCCCGTGTCTACGCGGACGGCGTCGGCTACGAGTACTACAACGTGACCCAGACCGAGTGGGACGAGTTCCGGCGGGACGCCAGTCCCGGCACCTACATCAACCACGTCCTCAACTACAAGCCCTACACGCCCGCAACTTGGTGACCCGGATGCTGATTCGACTGACCCGCTGCGGCGCCAGCTGGCCGCGCCGCTACTCGACCTACCACCAGGAGCTCAAGTCGCCCTACCGCCGGGCCGAGCCGGTCACCGTGCTGCGCCTCGGCCGGTGGGGGCTCGTGCTGGGCCGGTGGACATCCCGGGCCCACAGCTACGAACAGGCCGCCGCCCAAGCGTTCGGCGTGCGCGAGGTGACTCGGGATGAGTTGCCGTTTGGTCAGATGCCGAGTCGGGGGGTAGCAGATGTTTAGGGGCTTCAAGCCGAGGCGGGAGAAGGCGCCGTATTGCCGGCATCCGCTGTGGGCGCGTTCCGTCGAACGGACGAGGAAGCTGTCGGGTCCTCAGCTTAACGACTGGGGCACCGCGATCAGTGGGCATGCGATGCGGCTTCTGGAGCAAGGTCAGGACGGGGCCGAGGGCCTGGAGGACGCTGACGAGCTTGTCCTGGCCGGCGTCAGTCTGGTGGCGATCGGGTTGGAGCAGAGGCGCCGCCGGGAGCTGCGATCGGGTGATTTGTCAGCACGGTAATCGGGGGCTGACGCGAAACGACCCGCAGGAGTATTTTCCTGCGGGTCGTCTTGTTTGGGCGCGGTGTTGTTGCCGGTGACGTGGTGTTCGTCAACGAGCCGTTACGAGCTCGGATTCGCGGCCCAGGTCGAGTGCGGCCAGGACCGTCTGACGTGCGTCTTCGCTTGGGCGGATGTTCGGGTCGTCTCCGAGGGCGATCGACAGCAGGACGGCGCTGCGCTCGTTGCGGTGGAAGGCCAGCCAGGGCCGCGTGCGGTCCTCGGCGTCGAGGATCCACACGTCGCCGTTGGGCCATTCGGCCACCAGGACGTTGCTGTTGGCGGAGTAGCGGCTCTTCACGAACTCGGCCTTGGTGGGTTCGTGGTCGTAGGGGTCGTGGCTGTGGGTACCGAGGTGTACGGCCTCGGATCCGAGCGCGGCCACGACCATCTGGCGTGCATCTTCGGTCGGGAAGGTTTCCGGGGCCTCTCCGAGGGCGATCGACAGCAGGGCGGCGGAGTACGCTTCGGGGCGGAAGGCCAGCCAGGGTCGGGTGAGGTCCTTGTCGTCGCCGATCCACACGTCGCCGTTGGGCCATTCGGCCACCAGGACGCAGGCGCCGTTGCTGTCGGAGGAGTAGCGGCTCTTCGCGAACTTGGCCTTAACGGGGGCGTGGTCGTACGGGTTGTGGTGCTTGTCTGTCACTTGATCGCTTCCAGCTTCTCGTTCAGCAGAATGATGGTGTCTTCTTGTGAGAGTGCCAGCTTGCCGAGACGTGCGAACGTGCGTTCAGCTCTGCGTACTTCTCGCCCCGACCCTCGCGGCAGCATACCGCCGACCGCCTCGATGAAGACGTGGCGTTCGTCGGCGAAGTCCAGGAGGGTGAGTCCTGAAGCGAGGATGCCTCCATGCCCGGCGGACAGCGGTACCATGCGCAGGGCTACGTTCGGGTAGGTCGCGATCTTGAGGGCGTACCTGATCTGCTCCGCGAGCATCCCGGGGGGTGTGAGGAGCACGGCGACTTCGGAGAAGAAGGCGTTGTACGTCAGGATGGGTGGTTCGGTGAGTCGACGCTGACGGGTGAGGCGCACGGTCACGGCGTCTTCGACCTGGTCGTCCCCTGGACCGTCGAACCCATTCTCGGCCATCTCGCCGGCGATGTTTGGGTGTTGCACGAGGCCCGGCCATGCGGGGCTGGCGGGGTACTCCCACAGCGTCGGCGCTTCTGCCTCCAAGGCCAGGAATTCGGCAAACGCCGGCGAGATGAAATCGAATTCACGCCACCAGCGCTTGCTCGGCCCTTCGGTGAGTAGGTTTTCCAGCTCGATGCGGTCCTCGCCGCTGGCGCCGTAGCAGTCGAGGAGATCGCTCAGCTCCTCCTTGGTGAGCAGCAGCTTGGCTCGTTCGATTTTGCTCAACTTTGTGGGGTCCCAGGAGGTCTTCGCCGGGCTGGACTTGAGACGGTCCACGACGTCGGCCAGCTTGAGGTTTGCCTCGATGCGCAGCACTCGTAGCTCGCCACCCAGTCGGATGATCTTGTGGGGCGGTGCCCCGTCGATGCTGGTGGCCATGGCTCCTCCTTTGGATGTGACTGCGCCAGTGTCACCCGTGTGGGTGTCAGGGCTCAAGTTCCAATTTCAAGATCACGAAAGTTGCTTGTCGATTGGGTTGCAACTGATGGCCTATCAGGTCCACACTCGTCATGCACCACCCGCAACCAGCGTGTGGCAGAGGGTAATTGGCGGCGCCTGTCCGGCCTGACCTCTGTCTCGTCAGGAGGGGTCATGCAGGTCGAGCACGGACATGCGACTGAGGCCATTGAGCAGTCGAGCTCGCGTGACCGCCCCTGGGGTCGTAGTACACAGTCCGCACTCAGGAGCACCCCATGCCGCGCAAGATCCACCGTCAGACCCGAGCGAAGCCGTCGCCCGAGCGCGAAGCCGTCACGGACTCTCGGTTCGTCCTGGACCAGCACCGGAGCGAGGAAGGACAGTGCGCTCGCGGTTGTGGGCCGTGGCCGTGCCCGCCGGCGATGGAAGCCAAGTACGGCAGCGCGGCATGAGCGGCCTCGTGGTTCGCGGCCCGCAAATGAGTGGGCGTCAACCTCAACTTGCCGGTGTGACATCGCCCGATGGGAGTCACCGACTCGGCTGCGTCCGGTTGGAAAGCATCATGGCGCGCAGAAGGAGCGAGGCGGTCACTGCCGAGCACGACCTGGCGGATGCACTGGCTCGGGCAGAGATCGTGTTGCCATCGCTCGGAGTTGAGCAGGTCCCAGTGATTGGTAGCGGCGTCTTCCTGGTGGAGCTCGGCAGGGCCCGGCCCGACGTCATCGCCCAACTCGCTGCCGTAGTAAGACTTGGTGCCGAGGCGCAGAGAGCTCAGCGGGGCGTCGGGGCCCCATGAGAGAGACAGGTTCACTGCGCTGTCCGACTCAGGACTGCGGTCGCCGGATCAAGTTGAGTGAACCCGACTCCGAGGGTGTTCGTGACTGGCGCTGTCCCGACTGCGGGGCCTTCGGTTACACGCTCCCGCCGGAGTACGCGGCGGACCACCCGGAGGAGCCGTTCCTGCAACGAGTTGGTGGCCCGGCCAGGGCGAGGAAGGAGGTGACCAGGTGACGCGTGGACATGCCTTCGACCTGGTTGTCGCGACCCTCGCCGTCAACGCAGCCAGTGTTGCGACAGCGTCAACAGTGACATGGCTCGTGCGCAACGGGCCGCTGAGCACAAGGGCGCTGGTTTTCATGCTGATCTTCGCTGCCGGAGTCATGATCGGCATCCCGGCCACCGATCCGTGGATACGGCGTCGCGCCGAGCGTCGAACTCAGGGCGGCCGGCAGTGAGGCACAGCCACGACCCCTATGCCGTACCGACGTTCGGCCCGTACGGCTACATCATCGGGGCCCGCCGAGCCCGCGCCGGACTCCCGCCACCACCCCCTCACTGGTCGGGCACGGTGGACGACTTCCGGCGGTACATCCAAATTCCGACCGGTCCACAGCTGCGGGCCGAGCCCCCTCGACAGCAATCCAGCGGAGACACGCATGGCCGACAGCACCACCACGGAGCACACCGAGGCTGAAGGCGACCGCCGAACCCGGCTGATCGCCCGGTACAACGACAACGAATCGCTGAAGAGCATCGCGGACGGCGAGGGAATCCCCTACAGCAGGCTGAAGAAGGAATTCCTCGGCTGGGGAGTGCACCTGCGTGACCGTGGCGCTGCGCGCAAGGCGTACGCAGAGCGTGTCAAGCGGAGCGAGGGGCCCGCCGCGCGATGAGTTACCGGCGCACCCGTGGAAAGCCCTACCAGCGAAAGCCTGTGAACCAAGGGGCGCGCACTTGGCGAATCGCGCGCCGGGCCCTGAGGTCGACCCCTGACGAGTCGCCGAAGTGCCAGCTGAACAGGTGGGTTCAGTCGCGGGAGAGCGAAAACCCGGTGAGCGAGTGATTCCCCGAGGTCTGCACGAACACTCCTGTCGGATCTCCCCGATGAGGCCCTCGCGACTCGTCATCCTGGTTCGTATGGTCCGCGAGATAGCCACCCACCCCCCTACCGCGATCGGGTGGATCTGGGGAGCGTACCTCCAGTTCGCGTGGCCAGTAACGCTGTTCAGCCCCTACCGGCGGAAGCTTGCCCGACAGTACCGACTGCGGCGCAAGCTCCGCCAGCTCAAGACCCCTGCCTTACAAGGCAGGTAGCCCCGGCACTCCGGAGTGTCGAGGGCAGCACCACCCCG